AATTAATTCATTATTAAATTCTTATATAGTTCACATGAAAACTACAAAACTAATGCAAGAATCTATTGACCGCTTCCTATCGAGCGAAGGTCAATTACGTGCTTCCAATGGTTTTACCACTCTTGCTGTTGGTAGACCACCTACCCCAAGAACTCCTTTATACAAAGACACTCCACCCGATCAGGTACTGGAGAATTGGTGTAAAATCTTGGACCAAGTAGAGGTTGAGAATAAGATCCTGGAACCTCTCATTCAATACGATAAATCTAGGAAAGCGAAATTCGGTCCGCAGGGCGGTTTACGACCTTGGAATGAACGTGAAGAGGACTTCAAATCTTACTATGACTCACCAATTGCGGCTGAGGATTATAAGTCAGGACTGAATGAAGATGTCATTCTCGATTGTCGAGATATATGCTTCGGCACGCAAGCTATGCAAAATAAGCGTCCAGTCACAGTAGAAAAAGTTGTGTCGCAGGACATCTATGATGACAAACTGAACTCAGTTTCAGGCTGTTATGACTATGCCAAGCGTGATGATCCGAGTGTCATCGCCAGAGCTATCTACGACGTAGCAAATGGAATTTGGGAAAGATATCCTATGATCCTTGGTTCACGCTCCCAACGTGGTTCTGAGAGATTTATTTTTATAGCACCTTTCTCATTAAATCTAGTTGAAAAGACGTTTCTCTATCCTCTCATGGAGCGCATACGATCCGTAGGCGATCCTTTCTTCTCAGCCTGGGAAGGATTTAGTCAAGTTGAACAAGGTTTCAAAGACGATAACTTTTTCAGTGAGGAAAACACTTACATTCAACAAGATTTTACTAAGATGGACCGTCATGTTAACCGCAAACAGATGCATATCGTCGCGGAAATCTGTGCTAAGTTTTGGCAGCTCAGTTTTGCGCAAAAGTTCTCCGAATTGCTACAGTTTATTCTAGACATCCCAGTTTTGATCTCCCTGGACAAGCTGGTTACCGGTACACACGGGATGCCTTCGGGTTCTGGAATGACTAACTTTGCGGAATCATTGATTAGTTTGTACCTAATCTTAACATACTCTTATAACGGACTAGAAGTCGTTGCATTTCAGGG